CTTAACGTTCTTTACGACTACCCAAGCGTCAGCTTGTTCGATTTGGACGCCAACACGTGTGTACATTGTGTACTCGATTGAGTCCTTACGTGGCCAGAAGAAACGGTAAACAGTTACATCACGCTTGATACCAATAACTACGTTATTTGGGAATGTCAAGTGGATATCTCCGTGTGAACCAGTTTGTCCTGAGTAATCTCCAGCTTGTGTCTCTGGAAGAAGTGGAACTTCAACAATCGGAATACCGAATGCGAATGGTGCCACATATCCTGCAGGTCCACCTAGTGGTGCAACTCCACCACGGATAACGCTTGAAGCGATATCTTGTGGAATTGTTTGGTTTGTTCCAATGCTGTTAGCATATAGGAAGTCCTGAATCAAGTTTGATCCAGCAAGGAAGCGAAGGTCTCCACGACGTTGCTTGTACTTACGTGGCATAGCCTTAAGTGCCTTGTTGAATACTTCACGAGAAACTCCAGCACCGTTTGCGTCTACGACACGTCCTGATGCCTTTGCCTTCTTTACAACGCCATCAAATGACTTGTAAAGTGCGTCTCCTGTTAGGGATGTGTTTCCGTTAAGGATAACATCTTCGATGTCATTTCCTGCTTGTGTTGCCATCAAGCGGGCAATGTGATCTTCTAGGTCTGCACCTTCAATGTTGTCTTCTAGAGACTCTGTTGAAAGCTCCCAGTCCATACGAAGCTTCTTTGTTGTCAAAGAGATCTTTGAGAAAGTTACTGCACTGTTTTCACCAGTGTTTTCTCCTTCTGATGCGAGACGCATAAGCTTCTCGCCGATTGACATGCGGTCAATCTCTGCTGTGTCTGCCTTAAGTCTAACTGTACGGGCAACCTTACCGATTACGGTTGCGTCGAACATATAGTCTAGGAAGCGAGCAGATTGTTCTGGGTTAAGTAGTCCACCGTTTCCGTTTTCGGAAGCTCTGTGTACTCCTGTTCCACCAGTTGTTGAGCCAAATCCAGTTGATACTGTTGCACCAGCTGCGGCTGCTTTTTCTAATAGTTCATTGCTCATATTATTATACCTACCTTAGTTAAATATTTCGTTCACGGAACCGAGGAAAGAACCGTTCCATTTAGATTTCTTGATTGTTACTTCCTCTGATCGGCCAAGATCAGAAGACTTCTTAATTGCAGTCTCGGACTCTACTGCATCGACACGCTTTTGTACACCATCAATCGTGCTCTTGATATCATTTACAGCGCTTGAAAGCACTGTGTGTTGTTCTGCCAACTCTGAAATTCTAGCATCTACGCTCTTGCTGAAAGCCTCAACAGTCTCTTGGATTGTTGTTACTTGTGCTGCATTAACTTCTGATGCCTTATTTAGAGTTTCTGAAAAAAAGCCTTTTAGATCGCCTAACATCTTTGCAAAATCAGGTTCATCAACCTTATCTTCTGATACGTCGGCTGCTTTTTCCAGAGTCTCGGCAGTTGTGTCTTCTGCAACTGCATCTTCTGCAGGAGCATCTTCGACTGCAGGTGCTGCATCTGCTGCAACTTCTGCTGTCTCTTCTACGGTTGCTTCTGGTGCTGCTTCAACAGCTGCATCTTCAACAACTACGTTTTCTGTATTTTCTGACACTTCATTACCTCCTTCTGCGTTTGCCTGTTTTGCTATTTGTGTATCAGGCAACGTAAATCTTGAATGCTTATATGCATCAAGAATCTTATCAATCTCTTTTGACTTATTAACATCTGAACTTTCAACCCAACCAATTAGCTGTGCTGGCTTTCCAGATACTGGCGAGTCATATGTTTTTTCTGTTGAGATAAAAACAGAATTGCTTTCTTCGCAATAAAAAATGTTTTCTGTTACAACTTCAGTTGCAATTCCTTTAAATATTAATTGACCATTTACCTTTTGAATAGACAACACGTTGCAAAGTTCATTTGCTGGAGAATCAACAATTGATAGTTCAATTAAATCATAATCTTTAATAAATCTTACTGTCTTGCCATTTGCTTTATTAACTTCATTGTCTGACTCATTAATCTTTCCGCCAATTGAAAATCCAGAAAGAGTTCCGTCTAAAACTTTTTCCCATGTGTCTTGTGCGCCCTTTGAGATGTAAGCATCTACATAGACACCGTTGTAAAATTCTTTTGATTTTGGATCATAGTATGTTTCTGGCTTAAATGAAACAACTTTCCCAACTGCTGTTGAGTTATGCATTTCACGGAGATTTCCTCTAAAACCTTCAAATGCTTTTAAGCTTGCTTCTGCTGTAACAACGTCGCCTGTTTGATCTACATTGTCTAATGTAGCAAATCCAGACACCGTTCTTTTTTCACGGTTAACCTTAGTAAAGGGAACCGATAGACTGATGTTGTCGCCATGACTGGACCACAAAGACTTTTCAATATTCATATGCTTAATTTTAGCGACTTATATATAAAAAGGCAAATAGTGGTTGAGCAGGTTTACTCAACTTGTCTTCCATCGCCCTTTGCATTTCTGCCTTCTCCTGAAACGTCTGGGGAAGTTGCTTGACGATCTTGTGACCTTTGTCTGGTATTTCCAGCTTGGGCTCTGATTTCTGCTGCTTGGGCTTGAAGGTCTACAACCTTATCTCCCCCATCAATTGGAATCATACCCTTTCTAATTCTAACTTCATTAGGTGTTATTACCTGCATTCTTAAATAACGCTCATCAATTTTAGACTGAGTATCTTCGTCTGTTAATGTTAATTCGTTAAATTTTAATACTAGCGCATCTGTCTTTTCGTCAAAAATATTGTTAATTTTCTTCTCTAAAATCATTTGGGCTGGTCGGCAAACCTGTTCTTTAAATGTCTTATCTGCATCACGAGCAACTGCCAAGTTTACTCCTTCTGGGGTGCCAATTTTATTAATTGGTACACGGTGAGCTAGTAAGATTTCGTCTCTATTTGATTTACGATACTTTTCAAACGACCCTTCTTGATTGCCCGCCTCAATCGGTTCCATTTTAAATTCAACCTTTGAGTCTGGAGTATCTGAAGGAAGTGGGACGTAAAGAGATCTATGGTTTTTCCCTTTTAATCCAACCTGAAAAAACTCTAGCAATTTTCTTTCTGATTCTGGAGAAAGCTTGGCCCCTTTTACTGTAATAATATATCTTGGAACCGCCTTGTTTTCAAAATAGTCAAGGTTATATTTTCCAGAAAATTCGTTTCCAACTAGGGCAACCTGTGCTGCAACAATGTCTGGTATTCCATAATAGTTGTTCATGGGGGTATACTTTTTTAAATGAATAATTTCATTTGGTCTATCTTCTTGTCCTGCAATAGGATTTTCTGTTTCTGAGTCTCCAAAGTTATTGAAGAACACGGCCTTACCATATAGCAATTGAACAAAGCCATCTCTAAGCCTGCGTACACGCATTGTCTTTGCTGGTATATGTCCTATGTATCCAATGTTTCCGCCAGTGGTTCTACCAACTTCAATATAACCGTTACCTGTTGCTTCTAAATCTGTGTACACCTTTATTAATGTTTGAGTAAAAGTATCTTCTTCGTTTGTAGTATCTAACCAGGCATGTAAATCTTGACGCAATTTGTTTAGCTTTTTGCGGGCTCGCTCTAATTGCTTTTCATCTGTTATAGAATCAAACGCATCATTTGTCTTTTTTGTTTCAACAAAATCGTAGCCCAGCCCTACAATATTTGCAACCTTTGCATTGATTGCTGCATAGTTATATGTTGAAACTTCATAAATTTTAGAAAGATATTCTTGATTGTATGGGGGCTCAATAAGATCAAACATGGCATATCCACTGATAGCCTGTGCAAGAAGATTTTGTTGTGTTCCAACACCTTCAATACCTGTAAATGCTTTTGAAAACTCTCTATTAATTTTTCTTTTAAATGCTGGTCCAAGACCTCTTACTTTTCTTAGGTCGTCTCCGCTTATAGCAAATGGGTCATTTGTTGGCTGTTCTTTTTTGAAAGAAAACCAATCTGCTGTATTTGATATATCAATGGTGTTACCGTCTTCTTCTTGAAACTCAATCATTTCATGCCACCCATCTTTTTCATTTCATCTTTATAGTTTCCAATATCCATAGGGTCTGGAATACCGAATGTGCGAACTTCTCTAGCCAAAGCATCGATTCTGGATCTATTGCCTTTTTTTGACGTGACTGAAAGAAAATTCCCATCGTCGTCTCCAATCCATCTGCCGTCAGGCATTTCCCAGACGTATATGCCTAATGTGCTTTCTTCGTCAAGGACTTTATATTTAGTGTTATTAATATCCATAGGTCTTTATTTTACCATTATTGTCTACTCAAGTCCAGCTTTTTGTCAAGCAGTGTGACAAAAAAGCTAAATATTGGCAGACTGATATTCAGTATTGTTAATTAAATAGGCCGTTGAGTCATTCCCTAAGACAGATTCCGATATAGAAAAAGAAGTATCTGAAACAGAAAGTACATACTGCCTAGTATAGAGCTGATAATGAACTGTAGCCTGTGATGAATTTAAAGCCTCTGGGTATATTGCTATATTGCTATATACATTTGCTCCGCCTGATTTTGACCCGTCTTGGTTATAGTTAAACCTGGTATTGCTTGTTGCCTGTGAATTAAGCACAAGAATAATATGGTGGGGCATTCCATTTGTTAAAAATGAGGATATATTTGTAGAAGAGGTGTGATCTACTCCATTAACATATATTGCAGATATCCCAGACTTTGTAATGGATCCCAAAGAATTCCATTCAAATATTTTTGTATTACTTGAATAAAGAACATTCTGTCCAGATACTGGGGTAAATATCATTTCTACAGTTCTGTAAGGGTTTGCTGAATCTAAGTTAATTCCTCCGCCATCAAGCATTCTTAAACCATTGTAGTCGTTATAGGAAATAATTGGGTGGTTATACCTTGATAGAGAATAGTCTTTATCTGAATATATTTTGTCGCTTGAGTTATCTGCATAGAAATCAAGGTTTGAAAAAAAGTCTAGTGACAGGGATCTAAAAATAGGCAAATCTGTAGATGTGTTAGATGAAGACATTGTGACTTTTAAATAAAGCAGTCCGCTGGTTATGCCGTCATTTTTATTAAAATATGGAACTGGGCTATTATTCTTACATGCTTGCCATGTTAGGTTATCTCTACTTACTTGAACAACAATGTTTTCAACATCATCATCCCATGATATTTGTGAACTGGTAACGTCTAGAGATGAAGGTATAATTATTGTTTCAGTAAATGTAAAAGTTTTTGTTGCTGCCTCAGATGTCTCTAGGAAAGTTATGTAATCTCCACTTGTTGAAACTACAACATTTTCATCTGCAATCTGATCCCATGTTTTTGTGCCTGGGTAGTAGTACCTTGCAACGGGACGAATTTTTGAATGATTTAAACTAAACAAATATCCGCCGTCTGGGTAAACTATCTGCGAGTAATCTAGTTCTTTTATTCCTTGCTGGTAATGCAATGCTATTTTTGAATTAGACAAATTGTATCTATAAAAAGCAACAGAATCTATAACAAAATAATTATTTGTTGGGGCAGGGCCAGTAATAAATGCAGTGCTTGTATTTGTAAATAATACATTGTTTAATTGTCTTGATGCAACCCTTAAACCATTAAAATAAAGAGACAGCGAATTTTTATTATAGGATGCTACTATATGCATTGCTTTATTATTTGAAGCTTTATATCTTAATATATTAGAATAAACCTTAAATACAACATCTCCATTTTGATAGTATATACCAATTTCTGAATCTGTGTCTGCAACTATTGGTACAGCAGAACTACTTGCATTTGGTAGTTTTACCCATGCTTCTATTGAAAATGGGTTGTCTGAATAGTATTTATTTGCAAGTCCTGGCGTATCGTAGAAAATAGTTGTTTCATTAGAAATTAATGTTCCGTATATTCCGCCTGCTACGAGTGGCATTATTTTGGATCCAGATATCCCAGAAACAGCTCCATTATTATTGTTACCTGAATAATCTAATACCGCTTGTCCAGATATGGATTCATATGAAGTAAATGCATCTCTTACTGCTTGATATGTAGGATATGAAGAAATTAATTGGTTATAATAATCTATTGTGCCAGACTTTACTTCATCCAAAGTATAATATGAAAGGGGGAAGTCTGCCAGTACTGTTCTGTAGTAAGACATTATTTAACCCCCAATCATATTATTAAAGTGCTGCTATTTGTGTTTGCTTTTCAGCAATTGCTGCATTAAGTGCTGCTACTGTTTCTGAAACAGGCTCTGCTTTTGCATTTTCTGCAATAAGCTGTACCTCTAATGAATACATTGCGTACTCTAGGTTTCTAATTTCAGATTGCTTGATTGCAGCTTTTTCATCATCTGTTAGTATTGTATATGTTGCCATTTTATCCTCCTTGTTAATTTAATGAAGCTTTTAAATTGAGTAGTGCCTCAATTTGCAACATTAATTCTGATTTTTGTATACCATAATATTCTATAGCCGAGATTGTTACCTGGCCCTCGTCTTCCCCTACGGGGAGAGAAATAACAGCATTTATCTTATCTATTCTACCATTTATAAAATTAATTTGATCTTGTATTATTCTAGCCTTATCGTTGACAGTAATCATTATACCCAACCACTCCAAGGTCCATAGTAAGTCAACCCGTCTTTTCCAGTAACGTATCCTCTAACTCTTAGGTATCTTGCAGATGTTGTAAAGGTTAAATCCCCGTCTATGGTTCCAACTCTATAGTTCCAAGCGGTGTTAAATCCGAGGGAGCTGTCATAAACATTTCTAGTTGACGTTGTATATGTTTTTGTTCCAGAAGCTGTTGTTGATCCTCCTGAAGTTGAGTTTACTGTTCTGATGATCCATTCATAGTTAACATTCCCATTATAGTCTCCAGATGCCGATACGTTATCCCATCCCCAGTTTATCTGAGAGCTGGCGTTTCTTCTATCAAAAATAATATATCCTATTGAATTAACAGTTGGTGTTATATATGGAACTGGGCCAATTTCATTTGATGAAACTCTACTTGAAGTTCCTCCGCCATTTGTTGCGTCTGCAAAAGCTTTGTAATAAAATCCTGCATCACTTGATGGAATTGTGTATGAAAGATTTGCCCCTGTTGTGTTACTTGCAACTGTTGTTTCACTAAATATAACGTTTGCCGTTCCACGAATAATTCTAAAATCATAAGATGTCGGAGAATTTGTAAAGCCAGAAACCTGTGCGGTAATTGTAGACCCTTGCGTAACTGAACTTGCTGTCCAGCTTACAGAACCAGCAACTGGGGCTGGTTGAACTAGAGTTCCAGCTCCACCAGTATAACCAGAATATTTTGTTGCACAAGATATTCCAGTACCAGATGCTCCGTAACCTTGTGATCCACCTGCTGTTTTTGGATAAACAGTAATAGTGTTTGTATTTGTATTTCCTGGATTATAAGAATAAGAGGTGCTTGTTGTGTTTGTAGTATAGCTTCCATTTATGTATATATCATAAGATGAAGCTCCAGAAGCTGCTGACCATGATGCGGAGTGTATGTAGTTAGTGTTTATTGATCTAATAAAAACAGCAACACTGCCCGCAGTTCCACTTCCAGATGTAAATGTTTGAGAGCCTGGGTTTATTGTTACAGATCCATTTGTTGTGTATCCATCATAAGATGTTGCACTGGATCCTGCAGTCCAGCTACCAGAATATGTTAAATTTGATACGTTAACAGTAACTGAACCTGGTGCTGTAGGGGTAACTGTTGCATCGGAACTTGAAACAGAAGAAAGCACTGGAAGTATTAATGTTCCTGTAGTTAAATTTAGCGGTGTTGTTCCTCTATTATTTGAAGCAAAAACCTTTACTCCTATAATCTTATCAATATCAGATACTGTTGTTTGATATAGATTACCTGTTGCGCCTGGTATATCAACTCCGCTTCTTGTCCATTGATAAGAATATGATGTTGGAATATAAGCGTCATCTGAATTCCATGTTCCAGTTGACACTTGATAGATACATCCTAGTCTTCCACTTAAACCAGAATTAACTGTTATAGAGGGGCCTATTGAATTTTGGGGGAACTCTGGATAATATAAAATCCAGGAGGATCCGTTATATATCCATCCTTGTCTTGCTGCAGACCATGCTGATCCATTATAAATTTTTAATGATCTTTGATTATACCAGGCGTCATTGGCATATGCTCTTATACTCATTTGCGCTCCTAGTAGTAAATATATAAATCGCCAGCGGCAGTTCCAGCAGGTGGAGTCCCAGTATTATTATAAAATATTTTATTTGAGTTTGCAGTATTAGTACCATTTGAGTAGGCTGTAGAAGCAACACTTACGCTTCCGCCCAAGGAAACAGCAGAGCCATTTACTGTAATAGATGAATTTACAAGTTGAGCATTAGTAATAGATGAGTTTGGAATGGTAGGTGTTGCGCCTGTAGCACCTGTAGCTCCTGTAGCTCCTGTTGCACCTGTAGCTCCTGTTGCACCATTTGTTCCATTAGTTCCTGTAGCACCTGTAGCGCCTGTTGCACCTGTAGGGCCTGCTACTGTGCTGTCTGCGCCTGTAGCGCCTGTTGCGCCCGTAGCACCCGTTGCTCCTGTAGGACCAACTATTTGTCCAGCAGATGTCCATGAAGAGCCGTTCCAGATATAAAGATCCCCATCAGCATCGACTATTCTTGCATCATTAACTGAATTTTCAGATGATGGCAAAGCTGCAAATGTTGCTGCACTTGCTTTTAATGTTATTGATACGCCTTGAGATCCCGTAGCTCCTGTAGCTCCTGTTGCACCTGTAGGGCCCGCTACTGTGCTGTCTGCGCCTGTAGCGCCTGTTGCGCCCGTTGGGC